AGTTGGATATCGATAATGTATCAGGCAATCGATCAGGCAACGCGTCCACAGTGTACCGAGTATTAACATCGATCCACGTTGCCCCATTGAGACTCTTTTGGTATTGTGTAGGATTAGCCATTTAGTCACCCAGCATTAACATCAGAAGAGCCGGCCACTATTACGGCACCGCAGCCTGCTACTGCACCGACGGTCACAATAAGCTGACCATTAACACGTTGTGTAGTTGTTACCGCAGTTAAAGCCGTGACACCATGCCCAGATATAGGACATGCGTGAAGATCGCCCTCACGTGCTACGGCTATACCATTTGCTGCCACGTTTGATGATGCAGATATGATGGTTCCACCGTGGCTAGAACCGTCACCTAGTCTTGATATCGCCGGCATATTAGTTTAGATTGATTTGAGAACCTGTGATAGTCACAGTACCTGAAGAGGCTATATCGACGTTACCTTGTACAACAATCGATAAGTTCCCCTGCACCATTTTAGCGGCGTCACCCATGACCGTCGTTGCTTCGTCTCCTGCTACGGTCTTAGTTGCGTTACGCCCCACCTCTACGTTTTCATCCCTAACGATGGTCAGCGTTTGATCGCCCTGCGCATTGTATTTCAACGTTGTACCTGAGCTATGGGTGAATTCCCAAGCATTGGTCTCCATATTAACCCACAGCTCATTACCTGATGGGTCTTTGAAGCCCCAAGTGTGTGGACTGGAGAATTTCGGATTGGGCTTACTATAGTGGGAGGCTTCATAGAGACCATAGTTAGCATCGCTATTCTGAAGATGAACCCTGACCTCAGAGCCGACTGCAGGCGAACCATAGGTACCATAGCCTTCGCCAATACCGAACGGAGAATAAGGGTGTGGACCTACCCAGGGTATCTCACCTTCAGCAGGATCCCAAAAGTTAGGTACCTTGACCTTAATGCGATTTTGCCCCAAAGGGTCTGCGTTATCGACCACCACGCCTACTAGGTAATTCTTCTCTTGGGAGTCTTCTACGGCCTCGCCTATCTGGTCATTTACACTATTGAATCCCATATCAGCCCTCTACATATTGTTCATTCGTACCGTGACGAGTCACATAAATTTTCTCTGAGTAAGTTGCGCCTCTGATGTAGATTGCCCTTCCGTAGGTAGTGTAGATGCCTGAATTGGCTACGTCTTGCGTCGTGTCTTCCTTCTGAATACTAAGATTAACAAGCTCCATGAGATCGAGATTGGTAGCCATCTGAATCAATAGTTCCAAGTTCTGTGAAAACAGATTACGATACCTTATATTTTGGTACGATGCTTTCTCATAGTTTTGATGCACGTTACCTACGTCAATGGGTCCGAATCTTACGGGCCCTCGTTGCAACTTGGTCTTCAAGGCTTGGTTATACAAGGGCGCTCTCGAATCCGACTTAAAGGCCAGATTATCGATCTTCGTCTGTATGTTGCCAATCATAGACTGAGCATACCGCATGTTCTGATAGCCAGATAATGCATTGTTGAATCCTGATGCGGCTGCCGCTGCTATGTCCACAGCCGTAAAGGCATCTGCTGCATATTGGTAGGCCACAATCTTCTTGGTTGCAGGCGGTAGTTTATTGATATTTCGGTACAGCAGCTTGCCACCCAGATTGACACCTAATCCAGTACAGGACTCATCATCGATATAACCACATAGAGCTATGTCACGGGCGAACGTTGACCACGATAGATTCTGTGGTACCCATAGTTGTGCGTCATTCGTTGTAGGTCCGTCGTAAAGCAATCCGCATTTCTCTGCTATAGTCCCCAATACCGAAGAACTGGTGCCCCGTATTGATGTACTGGACGTGGTATTCCAATATAGCGGCGCGTCCCAATAGCCAGTTATCTTGTACACATAGGACGCACCATTAAACGTTCGTGTGTGATTAAATTTACGGAACAGGTAGGTTTGTGTATCACTACTACCGCTTTTGATGGTAACTCTTATAGGTATACCGTCCTGAAGCCCCATTTTGTCCATAACGTGCTGCACATCAGTGATACCCAAACTTAGTGTTGGCAGCTTGTAGGCAACCGACGCGGCAATCAGCAGATAGTCCAGAATGTTGGTGTTCTGTAGGGGGTATTCGCGGTCATCAATGAACACGGAGACCTCTAAGTCTCCTTGTAATAGGTAACCCATGTTAGATCACAAAAGCAGGCAACTGGTTATTTTGTTGGGCTGACATATATGCAATAATATCGGCCTTAGCGGGCACCTTCAGAACCATTCCTGGGTAAACCTCTTGAATAGGATCCTGAAGACCATTATAGGTCAGTAATACACGCCACAAAGAAACATCAGCATACAGTTTATACGCCATACCAGCTAGGTTAGCCAAATCAGATTCTGTGATTACATAGGTCGAGGTGAATGGTATAGCAAACCGTATATTCTTATAAGCACTCTTGAATACAGAGCGATTGGTTCCCGTGTTGTCAACAGGCGTATAACGTCCCCAATCATAATCAGTAGATACGTCAGCCACTTATACCTCCTTATTGAGCGCCCTGCAGCGCAAATATCTTGTCCAAATCGGATTGTAGCAGCAAGAACAGGGGCGTGAATTGCACGGCCACCCGAGCATACATAGGTAAGCCTGTTCGTGCGTCTATTTGTGATTCATAAGTCTTTTGCACGTTGGTGATGACCACCGAATCAAAGAATGCATAGCGGCCAATACTGATCGATATCTGGTTCTTGATTCTACGTTTCCACTCTTCGGCTTGGCCAAGTCCACCGTTAGAAGGTACGCCTTGGGTCTGGTTATTACCATTAAGAACCTGGGTCTCGCTGTTGGTCATCTTCGCGGGCTTAATGAGTCCGAAAGCTTCACCAAGCGCCGTACCAGCATACGAAGCGGTATCCACAAACTGATCCTTGGCGGCGGATAGTATGTCCTTGGCTGCCTGTATGTCTAGTTGGGGACCGGGAGACTGCAACATCCCTGATTTAACGTCCATACGTGGTGTCGTAAGTTTTAGGAGCTTCAATATAGGATCCCGAACGTCCTTCACGGGATCCGTTTCTGTTTGGAATTCTAGCTCAAGACCCAATTGTGTGTCAGTAGAACCCTGCCAGATTTTAGCTGTCAACGCTTGTGAAGTGAGCCTTATGCCACCCATTCGGGCTAACGAAGTCAAGGCGTTCTCACCGAATACGCCTTGGCTGAAAGGCGCTTGGTATTCTGATTGGCTATCGAACGTGAATTGCTGGGGCATATAAGCATTGACCACCACTGGTGTGCCTTCAGCTGGATTCACGGTCATTATTGTTACCGTATAATTAGGGTTGGTAGACGCCATTATGATACCTCTAGAAGTGTTTTACCCTTACCTTTCACGATCTGACGATTTACCTTATCTGAGAGGGCCACAGATAGATCAGATTCCTCAGCAGTAGCCGCAATTACTGCGGTTCTCTTTGCAGCACCCTTAAGAACGGGGGTGCCCATAGTGGGCTTCGATTCAGCCACCACAGATGTGTTCTCATTGGCTGCCGCGTAGTGTGTGCTAAACCTGCCCTTCTGATATACCAGGAACTGTTCCGCAGTTTGACCCTTAAGCATACCGTTTTGCTGCATTGCCAATAAAGTGGCTTTAGAAGCAGGCTGCCCTAGCATGACAGGTATAATGCCAGGCCCAATGTTATGTAGCATATAAAGATTTTCGCCCGTCACCGGCAGGTTAGCTTTCTGAAGAAGTCGCGCATTCTCTTTAGCCAACAAAGCGGTAGCCAAAGTATTGATGCGCTTGTCATGCCGAGGATCATCAGAAGTCCTAAACGTTTGCTTGGTAATAGGGACCATGCCTATTGCTTTGCCCTCCGCTTTGGCGGCTAAAGCATTCCACGTACCATAGATAAACTGGCCAGCACCGATAGCACCTGTTGGGGACATCTTGCCAGTCCAGCCGCCCTCCATCTTTATAAAGCCTCGTAACACATCTTCAGGCAAGCCGAATCGAGAGCTGGCTTCCTTAATGTGGGAGTCCATGTCCTTACCAAAGCCTTGAAACTTCTGACTTTTGGGCTCGCTTTTAAACAACGAGGAGACCGCCGATATAGGAGTTTGAATCGCTGACTTAGCGGACTCCATTATGGTCGGCTGGTATACGGGAGAGGCTTCTACAGGTGCCGTGGTAGTGCTAATGTCCTGCTGGGGCGGCTCTACCTGTCGTGTAAGCCTAGCTGGCACATGATCTGCGTCATTCTTACCCCAGAACTTTCTATATAGCCAATACAGACCACCGGCAGTCAATAACGTACCACCTATAATGGCAGCCGTCAGAGGATTACCAATGATAAATGCGGCAACCAACCCGATTATTGGCCTGATGACGCCGAAGATCAAGCTTCGAAAAACATTCCTGGCTATGGCCATAGCCAAACGACCTGCAAATGTCAGTATAGGCCTCACTATGTAGGTGATTAGCCGTCGACCAATGAACGTCAGGGCCCCCATCACTATACGCCTGCCCGCAAACGTTAAAAGCGATTTCAGGATACTCTTAAAGCTCAGCCCCTTAGATTTTTCTTCGTCATCTTCTTCCGGCTTGTCTCTCTGATGCTGAAGGCTTTGCAGAACAATTCCCATTATATTATGGGCTCGGTCTGCATTCTCCTTATTGCTGATCCCGCTTTTGACCATTCGTAATAAAGAAGCAGAGAGCGCCAAAGTCTTGGTTGATTCGTGAAGCAGCTGGACACTCTTCTCCTTGCGGGGCACAAAGGACAGTGCGTTAGCTATGGTGCTCACGATACTAAGCTCCCCATGTTAAGCATATGCAGCATGTCATCGCCAGGATTCAAGCCAAAGCTGGAGATAGACACACCGTTAGTAGCCGCCAAACCAGACTTCTCTGGTTGTGTTGCCTGTGGTGGTTGTACCGCAGGGTCAGGTATCGTTATACCGTCCTTAAATGATGCACTCACCTCCGGAACTACTGTAGTAGTTGGCACACTACTAGACGCCAATATTGCAGCAGGTGCCGGCCCTGTGCTTGTTGCACCACCCATAGGTGCCACGCTTTGGGTAGAAACCATCGTGGCAGGCTTGGCTACCACACTAGCGGTTGTCGTAGGGCTTGCCGCACCTCTATAGTAAGCAATGTCGGCCTCCACTTTGGCTATCTGGTGCGGTGCGTAGGCCAAAGTAGTTTTGGTTTCCAACGATAGCTCCGTACCGTTACGTTTGGCTTCCTGCTCCTTCTGTTGGGCCGTTTTCAAACGGGCTTTCAAGGAAGCCAATGTGGTCTGGAGTTCAGGCAGCTTGGACTTCGCTTCATCAGCGCTTACCTTAGGTCGGGCTGACGCAGGTGTGGGCGCCGGAACCTTAACAGGGCTAGGTGTTTCTTTGCCGGTCACCCAACCCTTTGCTTTCTCCCACAACGATGGTCCTTTATCATCCTTCAAGCCGAACCAACCTCTAACCTTATCAACTAGCCAATCAATGATAGCGGATCCACCTTCTTTAATTGACTTCCATTGATCACCCATAAACTTGGATATCGTCTCGAAGTTGAGGTACTGCCTAACGTTATCCGCTATAGTCTTGATCAATTGAGGGGCTGTAAGCGCTACAACAAGAGGGGCCATCAGCTTGCTTATAAGGCTCTTGGCTCCACCAAAGAAGCCTTTGGCACCCTTAGCTGCGGTCCCCAATTTGTCTTTACCCGCGCTGAGCCAGAGCTTGGCTTCTCTAAACCATGCCCTGGCCTTCTTTTCTTCAGGTTCTTTCTCTGACCTTGACTTATAAGCGCGCCACTCATCTTCTACAGAAGACCGCAGTTTATTGTTGGCTTCCACCGCCCTGTTGATCTTGTTATCTACGGCGACCGTTGTGGTCTTCTTTATATCGTCCCCGATCTTGGCATCGTCTTTCACACCACGGGCAACCATAAAGTCTTCTAGTGAGTCATAGGCTTCTGGCTTAGGTTTGGTGAAAAGCGACGTTACTTTGCTGAGGGTACCAGACTTTGCTTCGGTGGCTTTCTCTTTAAGAGATCGGAATCGATCAAATAAGGACGGACCTTGGTCCGTCTTCTTATTGACCATCTGCTCGAATTTATCGAACGTGTCTTTGGCTTCTTTCTGGTCCCTGGTGGCCTTGACGACGGCTTGGAGTTTGTCGAACATGCTTTCGACTTCTTCCTCTTGGTCATCAAGGCGTTCTTCAAGGACATCCTCAAGCTCATCGAACTTCTCGGTGATATAGTCCTTCAAGCTTCCCACTATATCTACCGTAGCCTCGGCAAGAACCTGCTGGAATGTCTGCTTGAAAACCCGATCATGTGCCTTAGGCGTAAGGGGTCGCTTACCCAGTGCAATACGATCAGCATTGAGCTTGTCAACAATGGTATCAGCCGTAGCCTCAACGCTGGCTATCTGGTCTTCAAACAGCTGGGCCGCCAGTTGATCGTACTTGGCTAAGACTGTGCCCAAACCTTTCAGATCCTGAGGTGTAGCGGCGCCCTCCAGCATCTTATCGAAGGTAGTGGACGCCGCGCCCTGTATTTCAGCCCATTTTGCAGTTTCTTTATCGGTTCTAAATGCCATAATAATCAACCCACATAAATTTTTCCTTCCTTGGCGGCCTTCTTCTTGTCTTCTTTGATCTGATAGGCTTTATCGCTAAGATACAGGAATTGATGAACAGGCGCCGAGTCAGGAAGATACACATGGAATTCAGACATAATTAGAGCATGTCTGTCCATGATATCCTGCATACTATGCTTTGGGAAGAAACGAGTGCGCGTCGAGAGTGATTTTACTCACCCAAGACGCGCCACACTCCTTACATTTCACATTGATAGACTCAACTACGCCATAATCCATAATGGCTTTCTCGTATGCCTTGATAGTCGATATGTCATCAGCACACATATCCTCTACCACGGCTATACGTTCTTGAAGCGATGCCGGGTGACCTATGTCTAAGTAGGCCGCTATCTCTGCTGCATACCTAAAGTCCTCTTCGGCGAACTGCGGGTGTTCCATCATCTCTACAGTGTCGCGGGCTGTAACGCTCTTACAGGTAGCACCCGGATACTGGAGAACATACAGTTCTGGGTTGGGGAGGTGCTCAAGTTTGTTGATCTTGAGACTCGACTTCCTTACGATCTCTGAGACCACAAGTGAGTCTTGAGGAAGTTGGCCATCCATTACCTTCTTAACGTGCGCCTCGTTCTCACATGTTGTGGTATGTGTGTACATATACTTGGTATAAGAGTTCTGTCTCAACCAGTACAGAACAAAGTAGAAGTCTGGTAAGGCCAAGTCGAAGGCCAAGTTCTGGTCTCCTCGTGTATTGCTCAATACCGAAGACACGACTTCCACTATCTGCAGGAAGGAACCTTCATCCGAAGCCCGGCTTAACTTGGCTAGATGACGACCTTTAAAGGGCTTGATGTACAGGTCCTTGAACTCGTAGAACACATAATTACTGGGCAGGTCGATCAGCACGGCCTCTGCTTCTGCCACTGGGTTGGTGAAGCCTGGCGTAGATACCGGAATCGTAGGCTCTTGTATAGGTGCCTGACTGGTCAAACCCTGTGCGTGGACCTTAGGCTTTCGGGCTTGTTCAGGCAGATGTGGGCTTTGGTATGGCTCACGTGCCTTTACACGTTGTTCAATAGCCTGCTGTCTTTCAGGCGGGAATGGTTCAAACTGGGTAGTCATAGACACTTTCTATTAGAGGAACTCTTCACCAGGGCTTAGAGACTCAATGGGGTTGAACAAAGAGGAATTAGAAACATTGTACAGATTGACGTAAACATCACCCACAGAGAACGTAACGTGATTAACTACCCGGTCAGATGAGCCACTATTCAGCGAATAAGCATCTATGGTCTGGGGCCAGCACTCCGTATATTCCAGCTCAGCTATCACGTTCCTTGCAGAGTTCATCAGGTATATTAGAATCGGCTTCTTGTAGGCTGAGGGTCGACCCCAAGCACCACCATTGAACTCAGCATTTTGGCTGGACGTGTTCTGGAGAATAGCGTTATTCCATGCCTGTAGATATCGCAGTGCCCTATTGGTAGAGTCTTGGTATATCGATAAGCGTAGGGAATCCACACTATACACGGTGCCTACATAATGCTTATTCCTGCCAGCCCTAAAGATGGCTCTGGTATCAAAGTTCCTAAAGGGAGTTGTGGCTTCCTCAACGTAGTACCAGGGTAACCCTTCAGCAGCACCATTAAGTGGCAGAATAACGGGCATTACCGCATACCAGTTGAATGACATCTGTGGATCTGACCGAGCCAGCGCACCAGCAAGGGCATTACCTTCAGTAAGAGGCGAACCCAGATTTATGTTGGGTCCGTCTAGACCACCGAAGAAGCCTGGGGACCTAAGAATCGATCCAGACGTAATGGGACCAAAGACTTTGCCTAGGTTCCCCATCACTTGATCCGGTGTCGATATAATCTTATTAACCCCACCACTAACATCGCCCCTAAGAATATCGTAGAGCGCACCGTTTAGATTCTTAAGCCCACCAGTTACCGTCTTGTTAATGCCTCGTGTAGTAGATCCTAACGTGCTGTCTATGGACCTGTTTACGGCTTGGCTAACGTCACGTTTCGCTGTGTTGTTGCTATTTACTGTTGAGGTCCTAACATTCTTAGGCACACTCTGCGTATTGTTCTTGATCTGTTTCTTTGCCTGACCGAGAATATCGTTTAAAAGGCTCATGTTGGCGAATTCCTAATGAATCCGCGACAAAGGCTGACTATTGGATCCTCATGAGCCAGCCTTGCTCACGGGTAAAGGGGAGTTTGGCTCCCCGGAAGAACTAGTTTAATTGCCCCACAAGTACAGCACTATAGGGTCAGTCATGCCACTATGGTTGGGTGGTGGCCTGTTTATCAACGATGACGATCTACCTGGTCTTCCCTGAGGAGCCAAGAAATAACCGCCATGATCAGCATCTGATAAACCACCTCTGTCGGTTGTCTCTTGATAGAGATCGCGCTCGATAACAGTCACAGCATGTTCGGGTGGCTCTACGTGTTCTGGACCTGTGCGATATACTATCCATAGGTCCGCCAGAGACTGCAAGGGACATGGTTGAACACGCAGGGCCTCTAAAGTTCGATTAGCTGCACCATTCAATACGGCTACCATTAAATTGCACCTCGGTAACTGCTGAAGTGCAATAATATCCCTTACTATTTGACCCTCTACAGCAGGCGTATAGTTATCCCATACGATGCCGAAGCAGTAGTTTTTCATGATAAGCCCTACACATGTTTGGCCAAGTCTCTGGCTTGGTCCAGCGAGATCGTGAACACGCGGTTTACATCGTCGTCCAGTATTAGGCGTATTGCCTTTTTGTTGGCCGATTTACGTACACCGAACTTCTGGCCTTTAGTGACCAGTATCTCTTTACCTCTGAAATCAAGCGGTACAGGACGTTTCCCCTCATAGGTAAAGAATTGGTAATTATCTGCGGGCTTGATTCGAGCAACTAAAAACGAATACATATTATTTCAATCCTATGTCAGAATGAATGGGCAATTTTGTGGTACCGAATTTATCCATGTTCCTCTTAGCTAGTTCTCTACGGTATTCAGGATCGACCTCTGCACGAGCCGCTATCTTTGCGATTCGTGCGTTCTGATCACGAACTGCCGCCCGTTGATTAATAACGTGGTGTTTCTTATTACCACTCTTACTTACTGAATATGCCTCAGGATCACCAAACTTGCGGGACAACAGCGGCTTACGAGTACGGGCACCACTGTTTATCGATTGAGCAGTAAGCCTCGCACGTAAATGGGCTTCAAGGTCTTCACCTATTGCATCTTCACCTTCATGGCTAGTGTCTTTGCCTGTGAACTGCTCTAATTGTTTTCTTAGAGCAGCATCTTCCTTGAGGTCCTTTAGTAATGTATCGCTGTCTAATCCCGCAGCAGCCATCCAGTTCTTTAGAGGTACTGGAACACCTTTTTCTGAAGCCTGCTCCAGAAGCTCAAAAGTATTCTCTTCACCTTTGGCTTCTAAAGATTTATGCCACATCAACTGAGGTATCTTGAGATTGCTACGGTTAGTAGAATTCAGAAGATACTCGGATATTTGCCCCCTCTTCACTTTATTGGCACTGTCCTTATATAGATTGTTTGAGACCGCAATCAACGGGAACAAGGTAGAGTAGAATATAGAATGTGTAAGGTGTTGACGATAAGAGTTCATAGTCTCCAGGAACGTGGAATACGCTGATTCTGCGGCGGCAAAACTAGCGTCACCACTTAGGAGTGCCTCACTCATACCCAGTGCCCGCATCTTATAGGGCACCAGAACATCGGCCATATCAGTCCACTTCCAGAAGTCCCCACCCGGGCGAATGTCCGTCGATTGCACTGCACCACGTGTAGCAATCCAGCCACCTAGGGGATCCGACTCTGCGGATTGGAACATATTCACGTAGGCTTGCAGCTCTTCACCAGTAGGCGTCCACACATCATCACCTGCTGTAATGTGCGTCATTGCCCTTTGCCTACGCTGGGCCTCAACCAACGTACCCCTGAACATCGTCTTTTCGATCAGATACATCGGCAGAATTCTGTGCAAGAACGATACGTAAGCCCGGTCCGGCAAGCTTCGTCTTGCAACGAACAACGTGGACACAGGATTAAGGATGAAGGTCCCTTGTTGTAGCATCTGCGTGAATTCACGGGGAAGCGATGCCTTGTACTGCCTGGAGTATGGAGAATTGGAAGCTAAAAACGATTGGGTTGCCTGACCAGTCTGCACATGAATTTCAGGCATCAAGTTAAAGAACGAGGTCGGTATAACGGTGCACTGTAGCGCATCGTATATCAGGGTGTCCATAAACTTACGGGCTTTTTCATCGTAGACCAACGAGCCACAGAAGAAACCATCGACTAGATAAGCCGTAGATATCTCCGGAAGCATGCGCAGTATATTGAGCTGGTCTAGCGCATGCTTATAAATGTCTAGATCAGGTTCAGGCAGACCACGAAGATCATAATCAGAGAATGGGAATGTTGACTGGATATCGACAGCAGAACCAGCCACATTGTCGAACAAATAGCAGTCCCTGTAAAACAGAGCCAGATTGGACGAGTCAGTATACCCAGGGTCAGCCGGGATCAAGCCCGTCATGTAATACTGGTAATTGGAAGCCCATGAAGTATTGATGCTCATAGAGTGAGCACCACCTCCATATCCGCCGAAGCCGCCAAAACCACCCATCGATGCATTAACCGGCTTCGGCGGCTCTGGCCTTGCAGCACGAGCCCCTACAGATAGGCCTTGGTTTGGAGCGGTCTGAATCTTGCCGCCAACTACCCCAGTTACTTTATTGCGTGGAAACATGGTTCTTCCTATACATACCGTTTGATGGACTCAGCTACTATATGCCTAGCCGACATCCTATTGGGTAGATCACCGCAGTCATATAAAGAATCAACTGCGAGCTTGGCTAAAAATTGAGGCCTCGCTTCCTTGTTCTTTCGTTTACCTCTTGTTGCCGAAGCTGACCTATATGCCATTCGAGTTATCACGTTTAAGCGTACAGAGCGCTTTATCTCATTAATAGTGGCCCGCTTCTTGTTCCGCATAGTGACCCTGCCTACAAGGAATACACCAATCCCTTTGGGTACCAGATGCTTGACCTTGGCATACACTTCTTCTGACATAGCTAGGTAAAGCTTATCGCAATATTTAGCGTAGAGACCCATCTTCTTGTCGGCCTTAAAATCGGCGACCGAGGATTTGATTTCTACGATAACGATTTCACTCCGCATATTAGTTGCCAACACGTCCACCCGTAGCCGCCCACTTTTAACTATGCCGACCTCAAAATGAACGGCCCACAGTTTATCAGTGAAATATTTGGCCACTATCTGCCTTATGTGTTCGGCATCCATTAGGGAACAAGGTAGACCAAAGCAGGGGAACCATCGGAGTCGTACTCGACAGCTACCTTATCGCTACCTACATTCCATACCCTATGCACTAAAGTGCCTTTTGTAGTCCATATATCAGGTGCCCCATGCTTCTTGATCAATTGAGGCAACAGCTTCAGATTCTGTTTGGTAGTCAAACGAAAGCCCTTCTTTGCCTCTTGTGCCGGATTCAAATCGAAACCCAGAAATTCGCTTAGGGTCGACATTTCGGTAGCCACAGAAGCAATAATCCTACTGCAAATATTCCTGATCATAGTTACCTCTGCAAATAACTGGTGGTCTCGTCTTTGACCTGACGGTATTGTTTATTTATCGAGTCAGCTAGACGGCTCCTGCTTTCTCGAAGAGCCGTACTGAATTCCGGCCAGTCCTTCTCAGGTATCAAGTTCTTAGCGTCGGTCGCTATGGTGCTGTACTCTCTAACAATAGCATTGGCTAAATCAGAGTAAGCAGGCCGTATGACCTTATCGACCAGCGCTTCTCCCAACATACCTCTATCTTGAGCTGACTGAATATCGACCATTAGCTCCCGCATGCTGGATATCAGGGAGTTGATTTGGTAGACACCACGGGCACCCTTTGATTTCCGTACCGCATGTTCAGCATATGGCAGAAGATCGACCAAGCTGGATAAAGCCTTCTTGTATATCAGTTGAACAGCGGTATCCGTTTCGTTGGTATCCAGAAGCTGAAGAATCTTCTCCGCGTTATCACCAAATATGGACCGCATATTTTTGGTGTTAAGCTTGGATACCTTGCTATCGGACGGCTCCCCTTTCTCGACAGGCGCAGGAAGCATCTTGGGCTTTACTCGAATATCTTTGACTACGCCGCCTTTCGCCTTAGTTTTCATGATGGTACGAATGTGGTAGGTAGAGGTCCGCCTTCTACCACGTCTGGTTTGGGGATTGAAATACGATCAGCGTGGCACACATAGGTTTCGTGGCCATTAGCATAACCCGTCCCCATAGGGCGCTTGCAATCCGGGCACAGACCAGCGCCTGCTACTTCAGCACTCATGTCTACCCGAGCAGTCACTGGCGTAGGTTTCTGTTCGCCAACATGGGCCGCCACTTTGGTCCAAGCTTGTGGTAACTTCATTTGATTCTCCTATTACGTAAGGGCAGCAAACTGGAAGCCTCTACCTTCCTAACAATAGACTCTGGGCTGTACCGAAGTTCTCTGCGCAAACCTGCCTCTAGTCCATAACATCCGATAAGAGAGGAATCCAGTTGGTGTGGTGTAACCAATAGCTCTCTGTATATGGCATCCAACTCATGCTCAAATCGGCGGTGAAACTGATTCTTCCACTGAGAAGCCACAATCATCTTGCAAGGCAAATGTTTGTAGGCCGTACATATGGATCCGATCATAACTGAAACAAGTTCGATCAAGGGGCCGCCTGTGCCTCGGGTTTGAAATCGCTCCATCACTAAGCCATGGGGCTGGTACATTCTGACCCACCTATCGACCTCCTTAAGATAAACCAAAAGGGAAGCATGGAATCCCGAGGTAAGGTGTGTGATAGGGTTAGTCAGTATAGAGTTAGCCAATACCTGAATTCTGTCCTTCTTGTCCACACCCACACAGGAGATTCCCATGTTTCTGGACCCAGGATCCAAAGATAGAACCCGTCGGGTTGTTAAGCTAAGGTCAGCAGGTTTGAGTTTGTATTCTGCATTAGGCTTTCGTGGTTTTTTCTTCATGGTTTACCCCACAATCATGCAATAAAATTGCAGTTACCGTATTCGCGGGAAACCTCCACCACCTCTGCTGATGTATATAGGCATAGGCGAATTAAGGCTGGTTGGGCCTGAAGACGGCTTCCATTCCTTCAGGATTTCCATGACTTTGGGTTCGTGGAGTTTAGACACGCCTAGGACCATGGCTCGTGCCATATCATCAGTGTACCCTTCACCCTTCTCTGGCGGCCTAGACGAATTGACGTCCTTTATGGTAACCAATTGCAGCATCAAGTGAGCAACAGGTTTATTGACGAGTTCCGTCTTGAAATTCTCGACACCTATATCTAGGACCAACCGTTGATCTTCTTTGGAGATTACGGGCAATACGAGACTCTTATCGGCCATAAGCTGGACCACAAAATCGAAGTCCTTACGTTTACACGAATACTGTTTGGTAACCGTTATCGGCTTTTGAGTTGTAGGATGTAGACCACGATCGTCCTTCATTCTGTGAAGGTGATCCAGACTATTCCACCGGTCAGCCAGCATTACAGCGCAATTGGTATTCTTGGCCAACGGTAAAAGCACATGCTGGTATACCATATTGAAGTTGATGGTTCGTCCCTGCTGTGGCACTATTTCCAACACACAGTCCACAACCGTCTTGCCTGTATTGAAATCGAAGTATGTAGAAGCCACCGCAAAGGCATTGTTGGTGAAGCCTGCATCGATGGACAGAACCGTCGGGAACTGATGGTTGTTTAAGCGCTCCAGCTTACCGTGTATCTCACCCGGTTGGTCAAACTGGTGGACCAAAATATGTGAATTAGGTTTGCCAACAAAGATTCCGCTCTCAACGAGATTTCTCTTAATATAGGTAGAGTGTACCCGTGGTGGATTGGCTCCAAAGTCACGCTCCGCCTTTTCAGGATTACGCTCGTAGGCCAAGGCAATGATAGGTGTGGTGCGCTCGATGTAGGGATTGACTTCCCAGGTAGGCAACTGAATACCCAATATGTTCTTCGATCCCAGTTCGGTGCGGGACTCCTTCAGGAGACGCATGACCTTATCACGTTCAGACATAGGCGATGATACACCAACCATTAGTGCGCCAGGTACAGAGTTGTAACCACGTTTCATGAGCTGCTCTGATACAGCCTGCACGGTAGTCAAGCTGTTGGTCAGCGACTTGTGGGCCTCGTCGGAGTTGGCGCGCTCTGATTGCTCGTCTTCATCGTCTTTTCCGGAGGGTAAGGGAAAGAGGCCCAATTCGTCGATGAATGCAGCAAAGCGAGTATCACCACGGAGGATAGGGCCGTTAGGGTGACTAGGATATAAATGCAGACCTTTATGGTGATATTTGAGGAACACATCTTTTTTACGATACAATTCTTGTCCATACTTAGTACCATAGTAATCAAGCATAGCATGGTATTCTTGGAACCAACTAGAGCTACTAATCTTATTATTAAAAGGGGTCCACAGAAGGCTGAAGGCTTTATTAAAGGTTAGGGATACGAAGGTGCAGGTCAATGGTGTAGATGCTTGAAGCGCCTGCGACATCGAGGACAGCTTGGGGAACTTCAGGTATCTATGTGTCTGGTACGACCCTAGGTTAGCGGCGGTTTCCGATTTACCTGATCGCTGACCCCAACACAGGGTCAGTTCTTGGTAGTTCCTTAGGTTGTGCTTGACTATCAGCTCATGCTTACCTGTCTTACATTTGGGGCACTTTCCATTCTCCAAGAACTGCAGGTGCTCTGGCATGTCCTTGCTTCTGTATTCCTTCGGAACATTCTCGACATCCAGCCATTTTGGATTACTACATTTAGGGCAAACCTCCCCGAAGAGCATAGCACCGGTCCACAGCTGCCGAGCCCAAGGAGGATTGCTATCCTTACCTATGATATTGAAGCAAAAGTCATAGTAGTTCTTGGCTAACGGCAAATCACGGTCATCGATCTTGAGATCACGAAGAACACCCGTTATAGGATCTTCTGCCGAGTCCATCAAGGCTTTTATATCAAAGTCCTCGGCAAACTGAGGTTCGGGCTCAGGCAGAATAATCGATTTCTTCTTTTTCTTCTTGGTCTTCGATTCCCAATTGTCTAAAGCTTGCAAGTCTTCGGTACTAGTTAGCTCTGGAAATAGCGAGTGGACCAGAGCCTTGTTCTTCATTTTAGACATTTGGGGTCCCCTTCTTGGCCCTTGGATCGTTTCCGTGTCGAGGTCCCTCAGGTACGGGCAGTATTATGGGTTTGGGCTGTAATTCAGATATCAGGTGACTTGCTACCTTCTTGGGTAACCCGAGGTAGTCCACAATGAATCGAGCCATAGATACATTAACTGCCGTGTTCATCATACGCTCATACCGAACGAAAGTCCCTGGATCAACTTCGGTACCCAGCATCTTCTGCACTATGTCCTTAGCCTGCGCGGCACCCGCTACACCCGCTAATGTTTTGGGCCCTAATTCAGTTAGAAAGAATTCTCGAACCCGGTCTATGTGGGTACTCAATTCAGGCGGCAACTCCTTCTTATAGTCCTTTAGACGCCCTTCAACAGCGGCATCAATGTGTTCCATTACCTTGGGAGTGAATTGCTCGGCCCTCTCTTGCACTTCTTCTGAAAGACTTTTAAGCCTGAAAAAGAACTTGGACTTACGCTTGCTCTTGGTCTTGACTGGTGTCCTTGGTACCGCAAATGCTATGTTAGACAGAGAGGCTAAGAGGGAATCCGCAGCAGCCTCCCCTTCAACATCGGTTAAAACTAAATCTACGGATTCCATTCATTACTCCTCAGTGTCTACTTCGCCCTTGAAGGCTACATACAACCGTTCAGCGGTGCCATCTGCCATCTGCTTGAAGCAGTAGGAGCGGAGGGACATAGGCTTGAAGCCCGCTTTCTTGGATATCTTGATCATCATTTCCTTGTCACCCAATACCCAAGCCTTATACTCACCCCACGTTAAGGCTTTGGCTTTGCCTACGCCTTCAAGATTAAGAGTAAGCTTATCCCGGCCTTTACCAGTCAATTGACCTGTCTGGCGTAAGTAATACAAGGTATCCCAAAAGGGATCGAAGCCCCGTGCCATGCCTGAACCGTCTTCATGCCATAGCCTGTACCATGCTTGGCGACCAGGTGTCCACAACTTGTTCTTGACGGCCTTACTGTGGATATATCGGTATTGGTCTTTGCCATCAAATTCTACGGAGCGCTCTTCTTCCAGGTGCTCCTTGTTGAACTTCTTAGGCCACAGAGGTTGATTTGAGTTACGACCGGTATTGCGGAGACGGGCATCAGAGTTATATTTCAGAGCATTACCACCAGGTTCTGCCTCTTTAGGGCCATACATAGCCATCGGTATAGCCCGCAGTTGATTGACGCCAACCAAAGCTACCATCTTCTCCGCAAGACGACCCTTAATGCGAGGCAGGTGCTTAGAGAACATACGGGCTTGCAAAGCCAAGCCATTGTTTGCGTCCTCTTCGTCATTGGCCGTAGAGTTCATAGCAGGATACGAGTCCACGAACACAATGCCCTGCAGTTTATCATCAGGGGCTTCAAGCCAAATACCTTTACCATATCGCCTAGGCATAGTATCGTCTGCATACTCACCGTATTTGGCTTTGTTGATTTTGTTATCCTCAAATACCAGCCACCACTTCTTGTTGATGTATTTTTTATCTGGTAGTTTACGAAGCACTTCCGATACATAGTCGAAGAACTTTTCGCCAACACTGACAGAGTGGTATCGAACACGTGGTCTTATTACCCACTTACCTGTCTTCTCATCGCGTTTACCGAACAGTTCGTCATTGGTGATCTTGACCCCTGCACCTTTGATAATGGAGTGAACATACCTCTTAGAGTTCTTGGTTGAGCCCTCATAGTCCCAAAGTTCAATCAGAGGTATGACCTGTTTGATTGCCGAAGCCATGATGGTCAATGCTGTAGTAGTCTTGGCCGACTGCTCTGCACCAGCTGTCGTGTACATAGCAGCCCGAATACCACCACCCAACTGAAGGTCAAGGCAGAGCAAACCTGTGCTCATAGCGGGCCCTGCGTCTAAGGAAGAACTCTCAACACCTTGGCGTCGAGCTATAGTATCCATGTCCTCGTTATAGATAGAGGCTATGTCAAACTTAGGCTTCTTCTCTTTGTCCTTCTTGGCTTTGTCTTTCTTAGGCATAATTTGTCCCTTAAAACAAAAGGGCCCGACGAGGATCACTCCAGGTCGGGCTCATCGATTAACGCTTAGACTTCTTTTTCTTTGACTTCTTCTTGGGCTTGGACTCCTCTTCGTCCTCATCCTCGTCGAATTCATCGTCTAGGTCATCATCGTCTTCCTCTTCCTCTTCTTCGTCCTCGTCTTCATCCTTGGACTTTTTAGACTTAGCCTTAGACTTCTTGGATTTCTTAGACTTGGGCTCATCGTCCTCTTCGGCCTCATCATCTTCCTCGTCCTCATCATCGAAGTCATCCTCGTCTTCATCCTTCTTGGATTTCTTCGATTTCGATTTCACCTTAGACTTGGACTTTTTCTTCGACTTAGAGTCTTCTTCATCGTCCTCGTCTTCATCGTCATCGAGGTCGTCGTCTTCATCGTCATCCTTGGACTTTACCTTCTTTTTCTTCTTAGACTTGGGCTCATCGTCCTCATCATCTTCGTCCTCATCTAGATCATCATCGAAGTCGTCATCGTCATCATCCTTCTTGGACTTCTTCTTTGACCTGGATTTTTTTGACTTGGGCTCATCATCTTCATCATCCTCATCGTCGTCAAGGTCCTCATCATCCTCATCATCTTCGTCCTTCTTTTTCTTCTTGGACTTAGACTTAGAGTCAGACTTGCTCTTCTTGGATTTCTTAGACTTGGGCTCATCGTCCTCATCTTCATCATCAAAGTCTTCGCCATCATCCTCGTCGAAGTCCTCGTCCTCGATTTCTTCCTTCTTTTTCTTCTTGACTTTGACGCCGTTGCGGCTTGCCCAACCTTCGTAATCTCTTTTCACTTCAGACTCCTTCATTTCTTCAACAAGATCAGATAGATCCCACTTCAACATTTCCTCTTCCTCTTCCGTAAGAGGCTTCCGCTCACCAATAGATACTTGATACTGGTCTGCGGGGGCCTTCTTGGAATCGTAGAGAATCCGTACATCACAGCCGTATTTTGGATGGGTAACAGAGAACGCCTTAGACTGGCCGCCCTTCATTTCTACCACATTCAAACCTGCCTGTTCCTTGAGCTTACGCACCGCTCCTGGAGGAAGCTTGACAGCCACGTTAGCTGTCCACGTGTCGCTATCCTTATCCTTAAAGCCTGTCTTGCGTTCTGCCTTAGTAGGCTTTGTTCTGGACTTCGGCTTATCCCGTTGAGCAGCCCGGGAAAGAGCATTCATGTAACCGTGTTGCGTAAAGTTCACATGCCGTTCTTCTGGCTTAAGGTCTGCTTCAGACTCTTCCAGTTGACGCCAGGGATCGTACTTCTTGGAGTCGCGTTCTTGTGTCTTGGGGTCATAAGAAGGGCAAGGCGTATAGAACTGGCCCCGCTTACCATCCTTCTTCTTTGTCTTGACCCAGTACCCACCGTAAACGAAGATCGGGCCATGAATACGAAGCGTAATCCACTTTCGCTCAGGAAACTTGAGGATCGTGATCTTGTCGCCTATATCGGCCCGTCTCTTACCTCCGGTACTAACATCGTCGAGATCAGTTCCCGATTGTGCCATATAAGAGTCCTTTGTTAATGATTGATTGCTATGGTTAGTGATTTTATTATTTCAATGAGTTGCTCCTTAATCTGATCTGTTGTTAGTGTTTGAAGATTGTCCCTTAAGAGAGTGACCGACATCGATGTTGCGTTGATCACTGACTCAAAGTGTGTTGCTCGATCTGCCTCACGTTCTTCTATGTGATTGCGTATTGTATTTACTATGCTGCTTGCGTCAGCATGGCCCTTGAGTAACTGCTGGGCCAATTCTTCGGCTTGTCGGGTCCTCAAACTATAATCAGCGAGGGCCGACGCATGTGCTGCTTGTTGTAGGCTACTCATCTTCTTCATGCCCTTCATACACAAATTCTTTTAAGGTTTCTAGTTGAGCGCGAGTAACGAATTGCGGGATACCAAGAGCAGTCCGCACAAGTCCTTGTAGGTCTACTTGCTTCGCTACATAGGCTATATGCTCCTGAAGCTCCATACTTAGATCAGGCAGTGTAACACCCAATGCTTCGTGTGCTGCGTCGCCCAGGTCTTCTGCAAGTGATTCGTAAGACTGGTCTGTTCGGCCTTCCGCAAGCTTTGCTATTTCACCTCTAGCTGACTTAAACCAGTTCTGAATAAAGGTCGTCAACACGCCTTGCCGAGCATCGCAACGATCAATGGCTTTAGAGACAACCAGCAGATATACCTGCACCACATCATCGAGAGGCACAAAATAGTTATAGTCCTCGTAGGCTTTCTGAGCCTGTAGGAGAGCCATGCGTGTGTACTTCTCTACGATAAGTCTTTTGAAATCTCGTGCTTTATTGTCCCAGTACACTACCTGTAGGAGTGCCGCATATAGGGAACCGAAGGGACGCAAACCCAAGCTAAGTTCGATACGGTGAAGCACGGTCGAACGCTCAGGTGCGCTAATATTGTGGTGGCCTCTGCTTAGCTCTTCATAGTATCGAAGTTTATTGCGAAACATCGATATGAAGCCAAATAGGAGACCGCGATTGATATACAAGAGCTTGGATGACTCGAAAGCTTTAGTTGGCGATTTCGAGACCAAGCTGTTGAATAATTGGATGGGAAGTTTGTGGCGTTCACCACTTGTGAACTTTGCGCTAGACTTCAGGGATTGCCGTGCAACTACCTTGGTTAGATAGTTATAGAACAGGCTTGGGCATTCCGCAGCAATGGGTTCCAAAGCCTTCCACAAAAAGAAATCCAGGGTTTGTAGATATTGAAGGCTGGTATAGTTATTAGTCAACTCCTCCTTGATATTCTTCAGAATATGAAATGAGGTGCTATGCTCATAGTTTTTCATCTCTTGCTTACCAGCTTAGGTTTTATATGTTCAAAAAGCGCTATCAGATGTTTACACATCCCTGGGTTATGTTTTGGGTTCTTTATGTTTGGTGCGTCTCCGTTTGAGTACTCTATATCGGCTGCGTCTTTGTAATGGTTGGCTACCTCGTACATGAACATGTTGTCCTCACAGGAACAACTTACCTTAACGTGTAGAGATTTGTCAAGGAACATGATGATCGTCACGTACTTATTTGGCTTAACATTGCGTACAGGTTTACCGGATTGGTCTATCTTATACCGAGAATACGACTGGCAGGCTATGAAACCTAAACCTTCTTTTGTGTAGCCTGCCTTGACCTTTAGGAGACGAACATAAATACTCCTCTGTTTACGGTCGGACGTAGTTCTTTGGTACAACTGAGGTAATGTCAGCATGGTGCCTCCTAGTGAATGGCATAAAATTCAGCCAAGCAGGTCGATAAGCAACTGACAGAATCTCTCAATAAGGTCAAAGGCGATGAATATGGCTACCGGAACGGCTATAGTGAGAGCCAGGAATACCAACATGGAGTAGGCAGTGATGGTCTTCCTGGATATCCTCTTAAGCCTTGTCCGCCTCTTTGGTTTAGTCTTCATAACCCCGCCTCTAAGGGATTGATCCATGATTTGGGCCGAAGCGCAGAACGGGCAAACGATGTTAGGATCTGGCTGATATTACCACGTATGTCTTCTATGGATGCTGTCGCGTCGATGAGGCGGAATCTCATAGGTGAGATAGATGCTCTTCGGAGATATTCTTGCCGAACCCTTGTAAAGAACTCCCCGCGTTCTGATTCGAACTTATCAAGTTCCCGGTTACCACTTATTCGAGCTTGAGCCACCTCAGGCGGTAAGTCGAACAAGAAGGTAAGGTCTGGTTGGAACCGCGGATGCACCCAGTATTCTAGTTCTCCTAACTTCGCTAAAGATAATGAACGGCCGCCGCCTTGATAAGCGAACGATGAGTCCGTGAAGCGGTCACAGATAACGATTTGACCAAGCTTAAGTGCAGGCCATATAACTTGCTCCAGGTGCTCCCTGCGGGCCGCGAACATCAGAAGTGCCTCGGTTTCTAAGTTCATCTTGTCGTGTAGCAGGAGCTCTCGCAACTTCTCGCCTAAGGGCGTACCACCAGGTTCTCGGGTTACGACAACTCCGTAACCCTGGTCTCTGAATACAGAAGCCACGTAGTCAATGTGGGTTGATTTGCCTGCACCGTCCATGCCTTCGAAAGTGATAAACGCACTCGGCTTTGTTTTTACTGAGTTGATTAGTTCGTGTTGGTCCATTGCCCCTCCTGTGTTTGCGCTTAATATTTACTAGCAATTTTTTGGACCATAGCCACAAAAAAGCCCGACGCCGTCGAAAGACAGGGCCGGGCTAAAGTACAGCTACCTGGTGTTGCTACTTGTGATCAGAGTTTGAAGACGCCTACAGCTTTTGCAAGTCCCACAGCCTGGTCCTGCATTGATTCAGAGGCTGCCGCTGCTTCTTCAACCAGTGATGCATTCTGTTGCGTTACCTGATCCATCTGCATGATGGCTTGATTGATCTGTTGAATACTTGATGCCTGTTCTTGACTTGCCGCCGTTATTTCTCCCATGATATCGGTGACGTGCTGAACGCTTACCACTATCTCATTCATCGTGGCACCTGCTTGACCGACGAGCTTTGTTCCCTCTTCTACGCTAGTCACAGACGCATCGATCAGGCCCTTGATTTCTTTAGCGGCACCTGCCGATTTTTGTGCAAGACTGCGAACCTCGGCTGCTACGACTGCAAAACCACGCCCTTGTTCACCTGCCCGTGCTGCTTCTACTGCGGCATTCAATGCAAGTATATTCGTCTGGAATGCAATGCTATCGATGACCCCAATGATCTGCTCAATCTTCTTGGCAGAATCACTGATGTGACCCATGGTTGTCACGACGTTTGCCACTACCTGCCCGCCCTTGTGCGCTACAGCAGCAGCCGATGCTGCAAGATTGTCGGCTTGTCTTGCATTGTCTGCATTCTGCTGAACCGTCGAGGTCAACTCTTCCATCGAGGAAGCAGTTTCTTCTAACGAAGAGGCTTGTTCTTCAGTGCGTGAAGAAAGATCGAGATTGCCTTGGGCGATTTGACTAGAAGCCGTTGCAATGGTCTCTGTACCAGAACGAACTTCACCAACGATCTTGACCAGGTTGCTATTCATGGCCTTCAGAGCCAGAAGCAATTGGCCTGTTTCGTCTTTCGTTTTCACTTCGATTTCAGAAGTGAGATCGCCAGCTGCTACTGTTTGTGCTACCTTCACCGCAGCCTTAATCGGCATTGAAATGATGCGGGCAATCCACAGAGCCAACACCATACCGAGGATGATGCTGCCTGCCAATAAGCCGCCGATCATGTTGAGCGACAACTTATAAGATGCCTCACTGTCTTTCGAAGCTTTAGCAGTGCTTGCATTATTCAGGGTCACCAGTTGATCGATGGTTTCGATTAGATCGCGGTTCAGCTTGGTTGAACGACCACGCAATGCTGTAACTGCTTCCTCGGTTTGGCCCTTACGTGAAAGCTCGAGGATCTTTTCGTTCTCCACGTTGTACAAGTGCCATTGTCTTGCCAGATCATCCGTAAGACCCTGTTCCTCAGGAGAAAGAACAAGCTCTGTAAACGACTTTTGAAAACCCCCGAACTTCTCTATCGAGTCTTTAATCATCTGTTCAAACTGACCACGATTGGCCTCGGTGGCTAAAACGTGCTGGAAGGTTTGGGTGCGATATCGCGCTAACGCAGCCTTCATTTCCAGTACCGATTGAACAGAGGGCAGAAGATTGCTGGAAATGGCAACCACATTGTTATTGACCTTGACCAACTGGATGATCGAAAACGCACCGAGCCCTGCAGTAAGTGCGAGTATCAGGAAAAACGAAATGATGAGCTTGGCAGACAACTTCAGGTTGTAGAAAAACTTCATAGCAGCCTCCAGGTTATTTAGGTTAAGGTGATTCAAGTTCACAAGGTTAGCGCATAGGTCTCCCTGCTGCTCTTGCGCCTTCAGTATAGCACGAAAATCACCAAAATTGTTGGTTTTCCTGGTAAAAATAGGCAAAAATGGTGAAAAAGCGTGAAATTTGTTGAAAAATCACGCTTTTTCACCATAAAATACTGCTTACTCTTCGATTACTTTGGTAGTCTCAGTCTCGTTTGCGTTCTGCACTGATCCGCCATACGCTGAATAACCATTACCACCTGGGCAACCTTCGACAGGTATAGCCACGTTGCGGGTTACTTCAGTGCGGACCTGACGGTTCTTGAACACTGTTTCGAACATACGCATAGTGGTATCTGCCTTTGCGTTGGCTACATCGGCTTCACACTTGATCTCACGTTTAAGCACCTCTAACTCCCGTGAGTGTACCGCTTGCTCACGGGTATCCAAGGTTTTTGCCCTCTCGTCTAGGTGGTGACGAAGCTGCTCGTATTTGGCAATCTCTGCCTTTGCAAACTTGAGGTCGTCCTTTGCTCTAGTTAGCTCCTCAGTTTTGGCTTTTAGTTGGGCCTCAGCGGTACCCAAGCGCTCTAGCTGTTGGCGAAGAGTATCACCGACAGTGGATGGCAAGTGTCTGGTAATCGCTTCGTGGACTTCTTGTTCAAGTTCTGGTGTCATTTAGTTCTCCCAAAGGTTATAAGTGCATTGATAAAGGATACCCACTCCTCATGGGTAAAGACCATTTTATTAATGGGTGTATTCTCGTCCATCCATAGTGCAGAAGGGGACAATTCGATGGAGTTATATTGCCACCAAGCACCTCGAACAGAAGTACCCCAGTCAATACGATCCGCAAAGAAAGGTATATTACATAGAAGGAGATACCACTTATAGTTATCCGAGTTGTTTATATAGTCAGCGACCGTTTTATTGGTCAGTGCTTCACATACCTCTAGAGCTTTATCACTAAATAGCTCTGACATTTCTGAGTCGTAGGTAGTGAAATCAAAGATATACTCAGATATAAATTCAAGACGGCTACGTGAATAGCCGTCTTGACTCGGCTGTTTATAGCCGGTCTCCAGGAGTGTAAGGTAGTCAAGCATTAAGCACCTTCTCCTTTGGGTAGCGCATTCACGCTAGTTAAAATAAAGTCCTTAACGACCTTTGTACCATCAGGTTGCGGTATAAGGGTACCGCACGTACCTGCAACTCTGAAATCGCATTCAGCTATATCTCGAATCACACTACCCTTAGGTGTATTAAGTACAATGATGTTGGCCACCACTTTGTTGCCTTCAATTCGAAGTCCCGTTACTTTGAGCGCGGCATCAGGATGTGCGGTGTCTTCAGGTCGTAGGGTGGTTATGTTACCAAAGACGGGCAGTCTGGTAGTCTTTATGATTTTCTGTAATTCCTCCTTAGGCCAGACCACACCATTACGGTCAGGTACGTCCAATACCATAAGCGTGGCTTCCAGTGCTGGGCAATCCCTTAAAGACCTAAGGGCTGACCCATACTCATTCCAGTAGGCCGTTGCTTCTTTGATGGTACCCCAATAGAACTCATTAGGCGGCATATACAGTAAGCATCCGCAAGCGTTTTCTGTTGGTGGCCCAATCTGTTGGGTATTACTGCAACAGACGGCTGTCTCTGTTGGGGAACTTGGGTCTGCGCTTCGCCTCCATATCTCAGCCGAGAAATTACAAATTGGGCATTTACCTAACCAAGTACCTTCAGGCGTATCAATACGATTATATTCCATTATGCACACCTAGCTCTGCGTTGCTTCTTACGCTTGTTAAACATTTTGATTTGCTTTCTAGACTCAACGAGTTTGGCTTGAGCCTCGTCTGCAAGTCCCTGAATGATGCGGTTAGCGCCAGTTAAGCCACAGACGATACCCAATATAGTGTAGTGCTGGGGCACGTCCCCATCTTCTACAGATGCCGCAGACCACAAATGACCTTGGTTATCGACATACATGCCTATAGCGGACCGCTTTTTGAATACACCATGCCATTTACCGATCTGCGGATCGCAAGCAGAGCACAAAAGAGGCTTCTCATTGGATTTACGGAACCAATAATTACAACAGGCAGTATTTTCGACTGCCAGGCATTGCCTACAAGGGAATAGCGGCATTATAGTCCTCATTTTGGAACTGTGGTACTCTCATGTTGCACTGATTCACTCTACCGTTATGGTACTCTCTAAATATATGATTCGCTTACATCTCAAGGTACTCTTACTTGTCAGGGCTCAATACCAGCAGTTGGTACCCTAATACTTCATGGTTCAATCATAACGACTGGTGCTCTTGGATATCATGATTCAATCATGTGTTTTGGTGCTCTCGTGGTTTATGTTTCACTATTCATTTCGGTGCTCTCAAATGCTATGGTTCAATCGCGCGCTAAGGTGCTTTCTAAATACAAGATTCAATTACGTTGTGTGGTGCTCTCAGATATCTTGGTTCAATTAAGCATTATGGTGCTCTACCAGTAGTGTCTCATTCTGATATGATGGTGCTCTCAAGTTACTGATTCAATCACAAGTGCTGGTGCTCTTATATGTAATAGTTCATTCATTGAGGGATGGTGCTCTAGATTTCCAGGATTCAATTCAGCATATTGGTTCTCTACCTCACAATGGCTCACAAATATACAATGGTTCTCTTACAAACTAGGGCTCATTTTACTCATCAGGTACTCTCAAGAACTTTGATTCACTTTAACTCTAGGGTACTCTCATGGGTAGGGATCATTTCGTAGTTTTGGTGCTCTGAAGGGCTATGATTCAATTCTGACTCTTGGTACTCTACTCATATATGTTTAAGCTTCACCCACTTTGCGAAGATGGGCATGGCCCAGAATAGCAATTGGGTAAGGTAAGGGTGCAGGTTTGCCAAAATGCTTTTCATACCACACTGCATGTAGGTCAGCAAGGAATTGCTTAACTGCATAGCGCTCACACCGTTGATTGATATGAGCCTGCGGCAATTGACCAATTGAATATGCCTTATAAGCTTCAGTGGTCTTACCAATGTTCTTGGCTTCCAGAATGCTCTTCGCTTGATCAGCGTATGCGCCACCCAAATTCTTTTCCATCTCATAAAGCTTACGCTTATCGTAGATTGCACGATAAGGACACTTCTGTGGATTCTGTTTCAAGAAAGACTGACCAATCTTCCAACAGAGGGTCTTCAGTATGGCATTCCAGGGGCGTCGGGCACCTATGGCCTCGATGTTGGCAACAGTTAGACCACCCTCAAGTTTGTTAACCTGATCGATAAAGTTCTGAGGCTTAATCCCAACATACTCAGCAACTCTGACCATAAGTTCCATAAGTTGGTCTTCGGTTATTTGGCTCTTTTGACCTAGCTCCTGATTGCTAACAAAACGTTTGATCTTCTCCCTACCGTGCCAGTAACGATTGGGGTCCAGACCAGCATATGCCCAAATGTGACCAACAGTAGGGCACTGCTCGATATCAATGTAGGCCAAAAGCCCTGCGCTTAATACGGGGCCCATGCCGTATATCTCCCGCATCCACCCACCCATAGTGTGAGCCTGTGTATAAGCGTCAAGCACAGACTTTACCTGGGTTTCTAATTTCTCAAAAGACTGGCCAAAATGCTGAAAAGTCAGATTAGGCTCTTGGTCTTCGTATAAGGAACGAGCTTGTGCGTCAGAACGAATACGCTGGTTCTGCATAGAGTAATACAGGTCGACCAGAAAGCGAGCCTCTCTGTCACTCAATGTACGTGCTGCCGCTTTCACGTCCTTACTGACCTTTGCTACGGCTTCGAGTAGTTCTTCCACAATGGATCTTTCAGATAGGGTTGAATATGGTTATGTCCACGGGCTTACCGTTATAGGCCACATGAAATATGGTGCGGCCCTTTAGGTATCGTGGGTTCGACAGTTGTTGAGTAAACGTAGTGCTCAGTAACTTCAACAAGGTTGTAGGATCAGTCTCAACATCCGTTCGTGGTATGATCAACAGGTCTAAGTCATTGTCACTACTGCCATCAATTAGTACACTACCAGCCACAGAGACAAAATAACCCGCCTGTAAACAGGCCTTAGATAGAGCACGAATAAGGACTAGTGCTGTCTCATATGTCCAAATAGCCATTATGTTTTGCACCTAAACCTCGACAGCCAGGTTTTCTTTTGAGGCATAGAGATCCCGAAAGGTGATCCTTTACCTTTGACGTGCGTTTCAACCAAGACCTTATAAACGTCAGGAGGTAAGTGGACTACAAGGCCGCCAGGTGTGGTGCCGTCGAATACTCTTAGTTGCGGCACATCTGTACACAAGCCAAGGGATCCTCTAGGTAAGGTCAATTGATCCGCAATTGTACTTGAACCACGGTTCATTCGATAATAATAGGTACGCATAGCCTCCTCCAGTAATAGCCTATAGTTCCTCAGAGTCAAGGAATAGATCCAAGTCCCTATAGTCGTGTACACTTATACCATCAGCCCATACGATGCGCCTTTCTTGTGAATCGAAAATGTACATGGTGTCCCAAGATTGGGCTGAGTTACCAGGTCGTCGCCAAGTAAGTTCATTGTCAGTGGTAGACTCGTATATTCTCTCCTTAATCTTCTCTATATCGTCAGAGACCGCAATAATATCCTTAAGACCTCCAGATGGATAATAATGCTGTTGAGCGAATACCCAATAACGTTTGTCTAGCTTCATGTATGCCCTATTTACCGTCATCGTCAGCCAAAAGCTTGGTCAATATGAACTTCATGTTGCTCTTAGCCGCCGCATTCCTTGCCCGTAGGTCGATCAAGGTTTTCGGGCTAGCAGAAACCAGGTGATGCTCGATCAATAGAATGCTGAGCGAAGTTGCGGTGAAGAGCACCTGGTAATCGATGTAGTCTTGTACGGAGACCGTCACCCTTTCCATACTAGCCTTTCGTAGGTAACGAACGAATAGCCATCATGAGGTTCCGTATGGGTAGGTATCCATTGAGAGCCTAGCGCAGGAAAGAAGGTATCACATTCATATATGCCACATATTTCGGTAAGCAACACACGGTCAGCGAAAGGCAGGGCCAACCCGTATATCTGGGACCCACCGATAACGAATACCTCGGCATCTGATTTAGCTAACTCCAGGGCGTTCGCAAAGGAGTCCACATAGTTTATACCTTCTGGATCATGAGGTATTTTGAGTAACTCAGAGTCACGGGTTATAACTATGTTGAGTCTGCCGGGTAAACGACGCCCTATGCTCTTAAAGGTAGTATTACCCATCACAATAGGGTGACCCATAGTTATGGCCTTAAAGCGGGCCAAATCTTGAGGGATATTCCAAGGCAGAGCGTTATCTTTACCGATCCCACCGTTAAGGTCTGTTGCAGCTATAAGGCTTATTCTAGGCATGTTGATTATCATTTGGTTCCCTGCAGTTCGTACCACAACCATTTGCCCTGAGATACTGGGTCCACGTCTTGCCACTTAGCATGCGAGCCTGTGGTATCTGCAATCTTCCCCGCGTTCTTTCTCAAGCATTGACGGAGTCCAGATAAGGACCGCAACATATCATCAGAACGCCATGTTCTGGTCACTAGTAGTGCCTGTGTCGAAAGCGTATCAACAGAGCGCCCGTCATTCAGGTTACGGTATTCAACTTTACGAGCATCGTACACTGTGGCTGTATCACTATTGCCTCGCAGGGCCAAAAGCTTGAATTGGTTTACAGGCAACTTCTCTACAGCTCCCGATGGTGCACCTGCAACAATAATGGCCGCATCGATCTTACTCTTTGTCAGCGCATCTACCAACGCATTGTTATCGGCGAAAGGCACTACCTTCCAACCCAAACGAAGCAGGTCACCAAGCACCTGGGCACTGACCACAGAACCGCCTACAGCACCCACTGGACGACCCTTCAAGTCCTCGGCTACGTTGTAGGTAATCTTGTCGCCACCCAGATTGAATTTACCAAGAGAAAGCCCGCCCTCGGTCTTAGTACCAGCACGGGCAATCAGGTGAACTTCCTCTGGATGCAAAGCGAATATGGTACGAATGTTGGCTACCGAAGTAGCGTTTTGCATCTTGGACGCGAATAGAAGATCAGTAGGTACGATAGCAGCTTTAACCTTGTTTCCCTTCAGCATTTCCAAGTTTGTGACACCACCATTACTATTGATCTCTTTGAGAGGTAACTCCTCATTAGAGCATACTTGAGCAATATCACCCAACATCCAACTGTAAGTGGAGCCCTGCTTCTGACCACCACCGCCTGCAATGGTGAAATCTTCGGCCTGAACTGAAGCTGTGGCTATTAAGCCAACACAAAGGGAGAGGAGAATTTTTCTTTTCATGGTCTTACCTTTCTTTTATTTGCCGAAACCAGAGTAACCAGAGGACTCTGTAGAAGTTGGAGTGGGACTGCTGTGGTTAGACTCTGTGCCAGAGAATGCTAGGTACAGAACTGAGAGAACTACGATGACTACAATGCTCATAACTGCGCGATACATATTAGTCCTTTCTGACAGGAACTACATCGACTATGGGAACCGCATTAAAAGTAGGGCTGGGATCATGGGCCAATGCCGGAGGAGTCATATCGACCTCCTCCATCATCAGCGTATCTAGTTCTGCTAGTGAACTTGCTAGACCATCGCGTACCGCACCTATTGCCGATTCACGCTGAATCTTCATCAAGAAGGTATCATCAAGATCACCGGCAGCTTCTTTTAGGTCAGAAGATGCAAGCGTCATTGCCCATATAGCGCTAAACTTCTGGATCTCGCTACCGAACTGATTGAGCTTATCCCTGCTTTCTCTCCATTTAATACGCCGCGCATCAAGTAATTGGCGCATCTTATCGCTGATGTCCTGAAATGATTGGGCATCGCTAGGGAACTGTTGCTTGAAGGTCTCCAATTGACCATCGTAAGCTCCAACTTTTACCGCAAACTTCTCTATCTTCTGTTTGACGACCTCCAGTATTTCCTTCTTTTCCCGAAATTGATTCTCCATGGTCTCTATGGGCTTACGCTTGGCCTCCTCTTTGATCTTCTCGATCTTATAGTTGGCGAGCTTCATAGTGAACACAGGGTACAAGTTGATGGCTGTAAGAGCTGCGGTGGCCACCACGGTAGTAATGATGCCTAAAGCCGCTATGCCAGCTACTGCATATACCAATGTCCAGATGACTGGGGCTAATACGAGAGCCGTCAATGCGCCTAAGCCCCACTTCAGAAGGTTAGCTTTCTTCAATACCTTTTGTGTTTGACCTTTGAGGTCTAATGATAAATCGCTCATGTTGCTCCCTGTTCTCCAAGTTTCAGCTTTTGATTACGCCGGATTGTTTTTAAAACGCATCTGAGGAAATGTGCCTTGTCCTTGTGATACCTTTCTTTGGTGGTAACCATAATTGCAGACTGATCTCCATAACTGGTATTGAGTTCAAACTGACCAATCCTAGAAGGTTTCATGCCGTTGAATAGTGCAGGGTAACTATTGAATAATAGCCTATCACTATTTCGAGCTAACTGGTAAGGTCTAGCTCGTTCATAATAAGTCAGGGTCTTGAAAGTGTAGATGAGTACGTATACCTTATCCATTATTGTCCTTGTTTGTCTGGGCCTTTATTGGTTCTACCGCATAAAACGGAGACTTAACTAGGAAATCTAAGCTTGCGAATCTCTTGTTGAAGTCACCTCTTAGTGTGGACGCTAAAGTATGTGCCGCCCTCTCTTTGAGCTCCAGGTCTATAGACCTTTTTACTACACACTTAAAGAAGTGGTTCAGGTCTGTCGCATACCATTCATCGGTAGTCACCATCACTGCTGTCTTAGCAGCCCTGTTGTATTGGAATTGACCTAGTCGCTTATACTTCAAGCCATTGGCAGCCGCTATCGGATGATCGAACACCTGCCTATGTTGTTTGGAGACCGTATATGTTCTGGTAGCCGAAGTGAACTGCTTGGTCCTGAAGTTGTAGGTAAATATGTGGAGACTCATACAGCTACCGGTGCCGGTATGTGGGCCCAATGTTCATAGTTACTAATCTCCAGGTCTTCCCACTTATAGTATTCAAGGGGCTTGGGTGCGCACTTGATTTTCAATTGAGGTGACGTCATGGGTTCCCTTGAAAGTTGAAGAGCCACCTGCTCTGTATGATTCGAATATATGTGGCAGTCTCCGCCAGTCCAAATGAATTCACCAGGTAACATGCCGCAATGATGAGCCATCAGGTGAATCAAGAACGAATAGCTCAGTATATTGAACGGTACGCCCAAGAACATATCGGCCGATCTTTGATACAGCTGGCAATCTAGATAACGACGGGGTATGTAGGCCGCATCAAAGAATGCGTGGGCCTCGGCTATGGCCTGAGGATCATCACCACGTAAAGCCTCACCAAATTTAGGATTACCCCGGTATAAGGATTTAAGATCACACAGAGCGTCCCTCTGGGCAATAGTTAGCTCACGAGTATAGAACTGAAAGAATGCATGACACGGGGGCAGCTTCATGTGGTTAATCTGACCAACATTCCACGCTGAAACAATCAGTCGCCTACTATCAGGAGTGGTCTTCAATTGCTTGATAACGTCCGCTATTTGATCAACGGAACTCAAGAAGTAGTACCCAGGCGCGTCTTCTTGCGAGCTAGTCATCTCTACTGGTATTGGCCACCTGCGCCACTGTTCACCGTATATTGGCCCAAGCTCACCATTAGGATCAGCCCACTCTTCCCAAATAGTTGGGTCTTGATTGCCATTCAGCAGCCGCAGACGCTCATTATTCGTCGATCCCTCAAGCATCCACTTAAGCTCATTGAATACCGTCTTTGCGGGCACAAATTTGGTAGTCAACCGAGGTAAACCCTCTTGTAGATTGAACCGCATTTGTTTGCCAAACAGGCTTTTGGTTCCCGTACCAGTGCGGTCGGTCTTGACTAGGCCACGATCATTAATTTCACGCAGCAACTCTAGGTATTGTTTCATCGGGTTCCCTTATTCTGTAGTTTGCACATGTATTTACTATTGGTTCTGGCAAGCTTAGAACATGCCCTGCAAATGTAGGATTTCATGGTTTAACCCTTAGTTTATTGAGTTCCTCGGCAAGAAGGGATTGTCGGCAACACATAATTATTTTCCCCAAGTTATCGTCACCTATACCATTATATACGCCCCAAAATGTATCGCCCCAATTATTGGTTTCCTCTAAGTAGGCATACTCTGTGGCTATAAGTAGGGCCTTCAGCTCAGGATTCTTGTACTTGGCTACCTGAACATTGAACATGGACCGGTAAACAACGTGGTCCCAATCAGCCCTTAACTTGATCTTACGCCCCAGTTTCTTAACATCGCGAGGCTCAATGGTGGCCAAAACCTCGCGCCGAAAACCAGCGTCCCGTGATTTATGCCACACGTAGGCTTGCTCTGCAGACTGAAAAGCTAGACCATACAGTTGAAGGGGGTGCTTATGGAAATTACTAAGCCACCGGTACTCGTCAAAGAATCCAAGAACTGGCTTATAGTGACGAGGCCACCTTGAATACAAGAGGTTCAGTGGATTGTAAGTCAAGGTCCGGATTCTCATTTGCATCTCGCACGGCGTTGCTTCTTTCTCTTATTGAAGAGTTTGGTATATTTGCGATTAATTAGCTTAAGGTCTTCCAGAAAGATAGCGTCCTCTTCGCGGATCATGGCTTCAACCATCTCTTGAATAACTTCCTCCTGAGCTATCAGAAAAGGATTATCACCTGTGTAGGGCTCTAGGTCTTCCGGTTTAATAGACACGATCTCTGATTGAGGTAGGTATTGGGCCATCATTTATCCCTTGTACTTACGACTGACAGCAATACGTTTCTTAAAATGCCGAATACTACTGGGATTAGTGGCTGGTTCTTTAAAGGGGGAAGGGTCAATTAATACTTCGGCCCTAATTTCCTCGAGCAAGGCTTGTATTTGGGTCTCCTTCCGAGCCTGTTTTTCAAGGTCCTGACTATACCTTTCAGCCATTAAAGAAAACACGCTTTTACCAGTATGTTTTGGTTGACCAATCATTTGACCCTCCTATTGAGCTTGCGACTTGCTTTGGCGATTAATTTCCTAATATACCGAGGATTCTTCTTGGGTTTAGTACCACTGCGATTACGCTCCCTACGGAAATCGTCACCTCGCTCACCTGACTGACAGGATTCATCCATATCTGGATATGAGTCAACAACAATTCTAAAGCCC